GAATCTGAAGAGGAAGTAGCTGAGTATGACATCGAAGAAGATGTCAACGCTCTCCTGGGTGGTGAGGAACTCTCCGAGGAATTCAGAGAAAAGGCAAAGGTTATCTTTGAAGCCGCTCTGAACTCCAAAGCTCAGGAAATCGAAGAAATGTTGGTTTCCCAATACGAAGCTGCCCTGGCTGAAGAAGTTGAAACACTGAAGACTTCTTTGGTAGAAAGAGTTGATAGCTATCTTGAGTACGTCTGCGAAGAGTGGATGACCGAGAATGAACTGGCTATCGAGCATGGTCTCAAGACTGAGATGACCGAATCATTCCTGGCTGGAATGAAGGGTCTTTTTGAAGAACATTATGTAACAATCCCTGAAGACAAATATGATGTACTTGAGAGCATGGTAGAAAAACTTGATGATATGGAAGAAAAACTCAATGAGCAGATTGAGAAGAACATCGGACTGAATAAGAGACTCGCTGAGTCCACAGCCGATTCAATTCTTGATCAGATTTCTGAAGGCCTCGCTGCTACTCAGAAAGAGAAGCTCGCTTCACTTGCCGAAAGTGTTGAGTTTGAAAGTGAAGACGAATATCGTGAAAAGCTGGAAACCCTGAAGGAGTCATACTTCTCCAAGGCTCCCGCTGCCAAATCTGAAGCCCCACAAACACTCTCCGAGGGTGTAGACACAACTGTTGAGCCTGTCTCAAACAGCATGGATGCATATCTCAGATCACTGGGTGCATTCAGAAAAGCCTGAACTTAACATTAATTCAAACAAACAAGAGGTAAAAGCAAATGTTCCAATCAGAACATCTGCAGGAAAAGTGGAGTCCACTTCTCGACTATGAAGGCCTTGATCCCATCAAGGACAATCACAGAAGAGCTGTAACCGCTGTCCTGCTCGAGAACCAAGAAAAGTTCCTCCGTGAGGAATCTGCATTTAACTCAGGTATCAACCTGATGGAAACCCCAACCAACAGCGGTAACGCTGCTGGTGCTTCAGGTGGTTTCGGTGGCGGTGCTGACGCTGCTGGCCCTGTTGCTGGTTTCGACCCCGTTCTGATCTCTCTGATCAGACGTGCAATGCCTAACCTGGTCGCTTATGACCTGGCTGGTGTTCAACCAATGAGCGGTCCTACTGGACTGATCTTCGCAATGCGTTCACGCTACTCTTCACAGAGTGGTTCGGAAGCACTGTTCAACGAAGCCGATTCCGCCTTCTCAGGTCAGGATGACGGTTTCGACCTCACCGCTGGTTTCTCCGACGTTAACGCTGGTCTGGGTACAACTGCTCAGTCTGGTACTAACCCATCGGTCCTGAACCCTGTAGGTACTGCCACCTCAACCGCCTATGACGTTGGTCAGGGAATGGTTACAGGTGACGCTGAGAACCTGGGTAACGGAACTGGTAACCAGTTCAACGAGATGGCCTTCTCGATCGAGAAAGTCACCGTAACCGCCAAGTCAAGAGCCCTGAAGGCTGAGTACTCACTGGAACTCGCCCAGGACCTCAAGGCTATCCACGGTCTGAACGCTGAAGCCGAACTGGCTAACATTCTTTCGACCGAGATCCTGGCTGAGATCAACCGTGAAGTCATCAGAACCATCTATAAGGTTGCTGAGCAAGGTGCCGTTTCGAACACCGCCACCGCTGGTGTATTCGACCTCGACATCGACTCCAACGGTCGTTGGTCTGTTGAGAAGTTCAAAGGACTTCTGTTCCAGATCGAAAGAGACGCTAACGCTATCGCACAGAGAACTCGTCGCGGTAAGGGGAACATGGTTCTGTGTTCCGCTGACGTTGCTTCGGCTCTGACCATGGCTGGCATCCTGGATTACACCCCAGCTCTGAACGCCAACCTGAACGTTGACGACACTGGCAACACCTTCGCTGGTACCATCAACGGTAAGTTCCGCGTCTACATTGACCCATACGCCGCTAACCTGGCCGCTGCTAACACAGCTACCGATTCAGGTAACCAGTACTACGTCGTTGGTTATAAGGGTTCTTCACCTTATGACGCTGGTCTGTTCTATTGTCCTTATGTTCCTCTCCAGATGGTTCGTGCCGTCGGTCAGGACACCTTCCAGCCAAAAATTGGATTCAAGACTCGTTATGGTCTGGTTGCCAACCCATTCGCTGAGGGTACAACCCAAGGACTGGGAAGACTCCGTGTCAACTCCAACCGTTACTACAGAAGAGTACAGGTCAAGAACCTCATGTGATTCATTCACACTCTTGTGTTTCTCAAGGGACCTTCGGGTCCCTTTTTTATTGCCTCTAAATATTACCATGGAAGAAGAAGATAAAAAAGAAGAAACTGACGAACCTGTGCTTTGTAATCACTGTGGGCGGACAGCATCCAACGGGTTAGTTTGTATTGGTATGTGTGTCGCAGATTCAGGTTACTAATGGAAGAAGATTTCCAACAAGATCCAGATTATGTTATGCAGATGGACATGAAGGATGTGAGACTTCTTCATAAGTCTGTTTGTTTTTACCTTCAGAACTGGCCAGGTTACCCTGCATGTCCCATTGAGGAACAACAGGAACTTTCTTACATGAAGGATTATCTGTATCGCCTCATTCTTGAAGACATGTGGAATAAATAACATCACTCACTTCTGATGTTATGAAATACATAAGGTGGTTCGCTGGAAGTGTTGGTGTAATTGTTGCAGTAGCTCACATCGGAGTGATTGGACACCTCATTAAAAAAGAACCAGTTCAAATTAATTATCCTCCAGTTGGAGACTATACAACGTATTCGATCACTGTAAATCCAGACGGAAGTTACACGATTGATTACAGGGGACACGATCCCACTGTTCTTGACAACACGACTTACACTGATCAATCCAATGGCGTCTTTGGAATCGGTGGAAGATCAACCACAACCATTGAACGACAATATGTTCCCAACGAAGTTTCCCAAGAGGTTGACTCTGAGGGAAAGCCAGTTGCGAGGTCCGAAGAGTGCATCAAGGCGGAAGGTGGAGGAGAGAATGCAGGTAGATTGGTTGGTGCGAGTTTAGGAGCATCAGTTGCACCATCAATCGCAGGTATTCCATACATCGGATGGCTCGCAGCAGGTTGGGCAGTAATGTTAGGACAGGATATGGGTTCTAATATTGGTGGCGAGATTGCCACTCAGATCAAAGGCTGTTGATAAATAACTAAAAAACATCATGGCAGTTAATAAGCCAATTGGAACTCAGATTGAGAACAGAAACTTTCTTGCTCCTACTGGGTTTCTTTTTCAGGTAAACAAAGCACCTAAAGTCTCTTACTTTGGTAAGAAGGTGAATATTCCTGCTCTAAACTTTGATACTGCAAACTTCCCAAACTACCTCAGCAATATTCCTCTTCCTGGAACTCAGATTACCTTTGCAGATCTGACTCTGGAGTTCCTAGTGGATGAGAACCTTGAGAACTACATTGAAATTCAAAACTGGATGCGTGGAATTGGATTTCCAGAGAGTTTGAGTGAAACTTATAACTGGCAGTTAAGAAATGGTGAAGCTGCAGAACAACAGAATGCCCTTTCTCAACCAGAAAGATCACAATTGAATCTTTACTCAGATTGCACTCTGACGGTTCTTGATTCAATGAACAATGCCAAGTTCAAGTGTATTTTCCAAAACGCATTCCCAGTCAGTCTCACTACTCTTGAGTTTGATGCAACTCAAACAGATCTCACATACTTCACTGCTCAAGTCACGTTCAAGTATATGATCTATAATATAGATGAGATTACCTCCTGCTGTTAATGGATTTAGAGACTATACAAAGTATGTGGGAAAAGGATTCCAAGATGGATCCCGATAACCTTCATAGTGAATCTCTGAACATCCCCACTCTTCACGCAAAGTATTACGATTTATACAATAACATCTCTTTGTTGAGGAAGAAAGCAGAACAACAAAGAAAGAACATTCGCCATGAGAGATATGAGTATTTTTCAGGTAAAGCAGATCCAGATGTTTATATCAAAGATCCATTTCCCAAAAAGATCAGAGATAAAGAAACTATGCAAAAATATCTGGACGCAGATGAGAAACTCTCAGGAGTTTCGTTGAAGATTGAATATTATGAAGTCATGATGAAGTATCTGGAAGAAATTCTCAAGATGCTTTCTCAAAGAACCTATCAAATTAAGAATGCCATTGAGTTCATGAGATTCTCAGCTGGACTTGGGTAACTAAATAGGTCAGACACATGGTGACATGGCTGACCTCGTTATTGAAAAAGTCAACGAAGTATATCTCAAGATCACAACTGAACCTCACATTGAATATGAACTGAGGGATCGCTTTACCTTTGAAGCACCCAATGCAAAGTTCATGCCTCAATATCGTAAAAGGAATTGGAATGGAGAAATCCACCTTTTCGACATGAGGTCCAAGAGGATCTACATTGGTCTGTTGGATAAGATTGTCGCATTCTGTGAATCGGCAGGATACACTTACTCGTTTGAAAATAATAAGTTTTACGGACTTCCCTTTGAGGTGAATGAATTCGTGAGCAAAGGTGGTGTCAAGGATTACATGAATGCCATCACACACCTTGAACCCAGAGAGTATCAGATCGATGCAGTTTATGATGCTCTGAGGTACAATAGAAAACTTCTCATCTCACCCACTGCCTCTGGTAAGTCTTTCATGATTTACACACTGGTGAGATACTTTGTTGCAAGAAAGCAAAAGATTCTTTTGGTGGTTCCCACAACTTCTCTTGTGGAACAG